GCTAATGGTCAACAAGGTAATATCCAAGAAACTAGACACGTAATAAAAACAATTAAAGTAAAAGATTTAACATAATGAGTGATTATAAAAAAATAGTTGCCTTAGCTCTTGCTAAGAGTCAAACTGTAAGTTTAAAGAAGAGGATAAATGAAGGTATATTATACCCTGAAGGTATGGTAGAGAGGATGAATCCTAAACTTGAAGAAGATTTAAGGTTACAAAAGCATTCATTGGGTAAACATCCAGCATTACCTGAGGGTGATGAATATACTTTTGAGGAAAAAGTAATGGGTGAGCGTTTTAATGAAGTTGTTAATAGGTATAAAAGAGCGTTTGACGTTGATACGATTGATAATACTGATTTGGTTCAAAATATGATGCCAATGGTTGCGGATACTATGAGTATTGAATCAAAACACAAAAAGGAACTAGAAAAATTAGCAATTAAGATGATTCGTGATGAATATGATATGAGTGAGGATGCTGTTGAGATAATAGCTGAATTAACCGATGATATTAATCTTGAAGGTACTGTTAAGAACCCTAAACCAATGCCTGTTGATAAAATGGAATTTGGTTCCCATGATGATATTGTGAACGCTAACGAAGAAGTTTATAAACGAAGATTTACCAATGCTATGACACAAGGTGCGGCAAAAAAATGTAATCATATGTTTCATATGGTTGATGATGAGTTAACTGAAATTAACCCTAAATTACCAAATAGATATGCTAAAATGATGGCCGCTGCCGATTACATGTATTATGTTATCCCTGAGATGGATAAAGGTGTAAATGGTGGTGTTGTTAGGGTTCAATTCCCAACCAAAGAAAATCCTAAAGCGATAATATTTGCGCAAGCACTAGTTTTTCCAGTATTAGTTCATGAAATAGTTAAAGGGGTTATGGAATTATTATCAGCACATGGTTTACCTAAAGATAAAAAGTTAGGTAAGTTTGTTATTAATAAGGCTGATTTCTTAGCAGCTGAACCTTGGGATATGAGAATTGGTCCAGCTATTTGGGGTAAATTTGCTGAGATGATTGAACCAGATGATTTTGATTTAAAACACCATATTTATTCTGAATTGGTAAAGCTTCCAGCAAAGGAGTTTCACCGACAAATGAAAGAGATACTAGCTGGTACTAAACAAGGTAAGAAGATAATTACCGATGTTGTTAATAAGGTCAGACGTGAATTTCAAGAAGAAGAATTTAACAACGCACTTGATGAGACAGATTCAAGTGGTACTGAAGATGATGATTTTAAAATAGACTTTTTCCTATAAAAAATGGCACTCAATTGAGTGCCTTTTTTGTTTTATTGCTTTTCAGCATATTTATTTAGTATGTTAACTAAGCAAGAAATATTATTAGAATACGGAAAATGTCTTTCAAACCCCATTTATGCGATACAAACATATCTGGAAACTTTTGATAAGACACAAGAGGGGTTCGTGCCATTTAAGCTTTTTCCTAGACAAAAGGAAATTATTAATTGTTACGAAAAACACAGATTTAATTTAGTAACTAAACCAAGACAAGCTGGGGTTTCTACCACAACAGCTGCTTATTTATCTGTTAAAGTTGCATTTGCCGATGAAAATAACCCAGAGGCGATATTGATTATTGCTAATAAACAAGAATTAGCATTTGAATTTTTAGCTAAAATTAAAGACTTTTTAAGTCAAATTCCAAGATGGGTATGGGGGCCAGATTATTATGGCAACGCTAAGAACGAAAGTAAAGAAATCTTTTTAACCAATGCTAAAGGTGAATTAAAACTCCCTAATAATAGTCGTGTTAAAGCGGTTGCTACATCTAAGGATGCTCTTCGTGGTTTTACTCCAACTTATTTAATAATGGATGAAGCTGCATACATTGATAATGGTGCTGAAGTATTTGGTGCGGCATTGACTGCGTTGGGTACGGGTGGTAAGGCTACGCTTATCTCAACACCAAATGGTATGGACAAATTATATTATGAAACATATTCTCAGTCAAAAGCTAAGAAGAATAATTTCAATATAATTGAAATGAAATGGTACGAGGATTTAAGGTATAATAAGGACCTTAGATGGTTAAAAGATGAAGAAGTACTTTACGAATATGAATTTACATTTGATTCATATAAAGAAAAGATACAACAAGGTTATAAACCAACATCCTCATGGTATGAAGATATGTGCCGTGGTATGAATAATGATTCAAGAATGATTGCACAAGAACTTGATGTATCATTTATTGGTTCTGGTGGTAACGTTGTTAATGAAGAAGATATTCAAGCTCAAGAGTTATTAAACGTTATGGAACCAAAATTTATCACTGGTGCTGATAATGAAGTTTGGATATGGGAACAACCAAAAGAGGGTCATCAATACATCATGGGTGTTGACGTAGCTAGAGGTGATGGTGAAGACTCTTCAACTATTGTAATGTTGGATTTTACTACTATGGAACAAGTAATGGAGTACCAAAGTAAGATTCAACCAGATTTATTAGCACAATTAGTTTACGAATATGGTGAATTATATAAAGCATATACTGTTGTGGATATTACTGGCGGTATGGGTGTAACAACAATATTGAAACTATTAGAGTTTGGTTATAAGAGATTACATTATGAGGTTCCATACGGTAAAATATTATCAAGTAAGGAAAAACAAAGGCAATTAGATGGTTTTAAGAAGGATGAAAAAACCCCAGGGTTTCAAATCGGTACCGTTCGTCTTCCAATGATTCAGAATTTCGAAGAAAAAGTAAGAAATAACGTTGTTAAAATTAGGTCAACAAGATTAATTAATGAAATTAAAACCTTCATCTATAAAAACGGTAGACCAGACCACATGGATGGTTATCATGATGATTTAGTAATGTCATTGGCTATGTGTCTTTGGGTTGTTGAACATTCCTTTAAGAATTTAGAAAAGGTTGAAAAACAAGCTAAGGCTATGCTTGATAGTTGGTTAACTGTTGGTGCGGAAATACAACAACCAAATGTTTCACGTGGAACAGGTTTTGTTCCAAGGGATTTAAGACAAAAAAAAGAATTACCTAAGCCTAAATTTAGTCCCATTGTTGCTAGAAATATGCAAGACCCAACTGGACAATATTTATGGTTATTTAGTGGAACAAAATAATTTAACATGAAAGAAAGAAAAATTGGAAAATTTGTAGAGAAGGGCTTTACCCCTATTTTATATACTTGGACACCCGAAGAGCCAACGAAAAAAAATAATACTAAAATTGAACCTATTGTGGCTATTGAATTTTGTAAAGCCACAGCTGGGTCACAAGGTGGCGATTATATAACCACCTATTGTTACGACATAATTTTTAATACTAAATTAGATGAATTTGAAAAGGTTGCATATGTTGAATGTGGATATGTGCAGTAACCCTTTATTTTAGTAATAAAAAGCCTATAATAAAATAAAAAAAATGGCAAATAAAAATTTAACTGTTTTCCAAGCGATTGGTCAGATATTAGGACCTAACGGAATAAAAAACAAACCGCAACAACCTGCGAAACAAACACAAAGATATAACATCGGTCAAGATGTTTTATTAAAAACTACTGATAAGAAAGAATATGAAACTGCTAAGTTACAAGCACAACAAAATAAGTACTTGGGGCAAATGTGGAAGAAGGTTGAACATGGTTTATTTCAACAAGCGGTAAACTATGAAACAACACGTATTGGTTCTTATTCAGATTTTGAGGCTATGGAATTTTACCCAGAAATAGCTGCGGCATTAGATATTATGATGGAAGAATCTACAACATTAAACAATGATGGTAGGATGATTAACGTTTATTCTGATAGTAAAAGGGTTAAGGGTATAATTGAAGATTTAATGTTTAATAGATTAGATATACATACTTCTTTACCTATGTGGACCAGAAACACTTGTAAATACGGGGATAACTTTGTTTATCTAAACATTGATGAAAAACAAGGTGTTATAGGTGCTAAACAGATGCCAAACTATGAAATGGAAAGACGAGATGGTGGGTTATTTGATATGATTTCTCAATCCTCTAGTGAAGATTACACAACTGATAAAACTAAATTTTACTGGAGAGGCCGTGATGTTGAATTTAATTCTTGGCAAATTGCTCACTTTAGATTATTAGGTGATGATAGAAGATTACCTTATGGTACATCAATGCTTGAAAAGGCTAGAAGAATTTGGAAACAATTATTATTGTCTGAGGATGCCATGTTAGTTTACCGTGTTACTAGGGCCCCAGAAAGAAGAATTTATAAAATATATGTTGGTAACATTGATGATAAAGACGTTGCGGCATATGTAAATGAAATAGCTAATAGATTTAAAAGAACACCGATGGTTGACCCTCAAACTGGTCAGGTGGATTTAAGATATAATCAATTGAGTAATGACCAAGATTACTTTATACCTGTGAGAAGTGA